GTTTGCGTTGTAAATGACGTAATTCTGCCCCGGCGTGAAAACGCTGGAATCGGCCACATCGATGGAATCATCGCCCGCGATGGCAGCAATGACCGGCACAGGTGCAATATCCATCAGGGTGTAGTCGCCTGCCCACATTTCCAGGCTGATGTTATTGCCCGAATAGTCCCAATCCAGACGCACCGCACGCGCGAGCATGGGGGCGGTCATGCCTTGCACAAGATTGGCATCAATGGACTGAAGCTGATCGGCCATGTCGGCTACCCGATTGGCCAGCGACGCTTCACTGCCACGCGCTGCGGCCACTTCATCGGCAAACTGCTTCAGGTAGACATCGTTGTTGACCAGTTGCTGGTAATTCGGGTTCCACGTATCGGGGTGCTTGGGGTCGCTGGTTTCCAGCTTGCGGATAAAGCCCTTGAAGCTGGGGCTGCCGGTCAGGTTTGCCATTCTCGTTGCTCCTAATATTGGAAGGTCAGTTCAAAATCCATCTCGGTCTCCGGCTCAAACGCTTTCGGGGCAATCACGCGCTTGCCCACCAAGGTACCGTCGCTAGTGAAGGCCGCGCAGCTTCGCAGCGTGCGACTGCCCACCGTGGTGCCGGTCAGCGTGGCCTTGGCCGTTACCGTCACCTCCAGGACGCTCACATCGGCTTCGATGCGGGCGAACTCGCCGGGAAGCGCAGTATCAGAAGCCGGGTCATACGGCGCGTCGCTGGTGGAAAAGGCCAGATAGCGGATGCGCGGGATCGCGGTGCCGTGGGCGGCGGCCTGCGCAACCTTGCTTCGATAGACCTTGGCGGCTGCAATGGCGGTGGTACTCATAGCGGTTCCTGTGTAATGAGCGATTTGTGGCGGATGCGAACCTTGCCCCAGAAGGAAATCGTCTCGGGAGCCGGGATGACGCCAAGGTTGCTTGTGCCGTCGAGCACGTCTTCGCCATCCATCAGAAGCGGGTAGCGCAAATCGCCGCCGTCAAGCAAGGTTGTGGCATCCAGTGTCTCGCCGGATATGGGGCTGCTGCCGTTCAGGAAATCGCTGCTGTCGAGCGTGTCCGGCAGTTCGGTATGTGCGCCGCCCAGCGCCGTGCCGGATAACTTCACGCGGACTGCTGGCACGCGGATGGAGAGCTGCCCGCCTTCCAGGGGTTCGCCCGCGTAGCGCTCTGGCAACAAGATGCTGGCACCATCCAGACGGCTGCTGCCGTCCAGGGTGTCCAGCAGCGTTTCACCGCCGATAATGTCGCAGCCATCGAGCGTGTCGAAGGCGGGAATGGTGAAACGGCGGCAACCGTCAAACACCGCACGGCCACGCACTGTTAAACCGATCATGCGCACCGTGGCGTCAAAGTGTGCGGCAGCAAACAGCAGGATCGTCACCAGACGAGACCTTGCAGGCGCAAAGGCCGCGCACAGCCGGATGATCTCGCGCATCATGGCGTGGGTGGTCTCACCGTCTGCGGCATTCAGGCGCAGCGTGTATTCCGCCCAATGGTGCGTTAAAAACCGGAAGGTTTTATCCGGCGCAGACAGGTCGGTCGTGCCGTCGAGCGCGTTGCCACCATCCAATAACTCGCCGCCCGCGTTCAACCATTCGGTCATCCGCTGGCCGTGCTCGATGAGGTCGCAATCGCCATAGCCGTGTGCGGCCAACGCCTGCTTGACCGCCCACGGCGTCCCCTTGGCGCGGTGCAGTGCAATCGCCTCTTTGATCAGGCGTCTCTTGGCGTCCGGGGTACTGACTGCTGGCCAGATGACTTCTTCAGTCATGGAGAATTGCTCGGCCAGCGGCAAGAGTGCGGCCTCGGGCGCGGTGTCGATGAGGTACAGCATCAACGTGTCCAGCGGCAAGCTGGCGTGCTGCTGCCACAGCAAATCGATGAGCGCCGAGAAACGCGGGTCAGACGCCAGCGCGGGGGGCAGTGCGGGAATCAACATGGACTTATCCATTGACCGCTCCCGCGTCAAGCAAGGTCACGCCCGTGCAGCGTCCCCACTGGTGGCGCTCCAACTCTTGCAATGCAGGGGAGGCGACCTGCACCCGATAGACACCGGGGACGTGCAGCACCACAGCGATTTGTTCAGGCACCAGATCTACGCCCAGCCGGTGCTGGCGCTCAAGCAGCCATGTGTCCAGCGCGTCGCGGGCGCGGGTCATGGCATCCACACGCTCGGCGCTGGTGTAAAAGGTCAGTGCCGCAGTGATGGCGTAATCGACCACCTCGGGGCTGCGCACAATGACAGTATCTGTCAGTGGCCGCACGCGCTCGTCCGATACCGCCGCAGACACTTGCGCGAGCAAGGTCTCGGACGGCAAGCCGGAGTCTGTCAGCGGATACAGCGCCACCTGCCCCGGTGGTTCACCCTCGGCGGGGCCGTAAACGGCCACATCGACGATGCTTTGATGCGCACTCATGGCGTGGTGCCGGTACGCGCCGTAGCTGCCTGCATTCGTATACGCCTCGGGCGCAGACATGATGCGCTGGCGATAGTGGTCGTCGGTTTCCACATCCGCTCCGCCGCTGCTCGGGGTGGTATTGCTGGCGGTCACTGGCAAACCCGATTGTTGTGCGTTGATCTGGCCGGGCAGCCAGCCATTGCCCGCCGTGCCGGGGGCAATGCAGGTGGCCGTAACAAGCACCGGGTTCGTACCAGCCACCACCTCTTCATCAGTCGCAAAATTTACGCGCCCGTCGCTGCTTGCAATCAATGTTCCGGCTGGCACCACAACAGCCAGACCGCCCGGGTTGCTGCTCGTGAACTGAATGCGCGTTTGCGCAGCGGCCGCAGGCAGACGGGGTGTGCCGACCAGATCGCCCAGATAGTCCAGAAACACGCCGCTGGACGTGCGCACGATCATCTTCTCGCACGCGGCCTGAATCGCGGCAAGGTTCAGGCTGTAGGCATAGGCCAGCACGTCGATGTAAAGCCGCTCTATCTGCCCTGGATACAGCGTCTGCTTGCCGGACTTGTCTTCGTACCACTTGACCAGCTGCGCCTCGATGGCAGCCGGATCGATGCGCACGAACTCGGGGGCTGGCAAAGTGCTCATGCGCCCACCTGCGTTTGCCGGATCACACCGTCAGCGGCTCGCCATCGGATACGGATGATGACGTGCTCAGGTCTTTGCCCTGAAGCGGCCTCGACCTGCACGCGCACGATCGTCATGCGCGGCTCCCAGCGGGTCAGCGCCGCCACCACTTCACGCACGATGTGCGGGCGGGCCCGTTCGATGGGCCAGTCGATGTAATCGTGAACACGGCAACCAAACTGCGGGCGATGCGCGTCAGACCCCAAGGGCGTGGACAAAATGATGCCGATGGCCTGCTCGATGTCATCCCTGCCTGTGACCAAGTCCCCTGAAGCACGCGCACGCCCCAGCGCGGGCTGCCAGTGCGCAGCAGAAGTGGGAACGGGGTAAACAGGTGGCGCTTGCATCATGTCGGCCATGATGCGATGCACTGTTCGCCAATGGCTGTGATGGTTGCTGTTACCGCCGCCGTCCATCACCGAACCTGTGGCGTTGATGCTGCCGTTGACCTGCACGTTGCCGGTAATCGTCGCCGTGCTACCTGCGCCACCTGCACCCATGATCAGGCTACGCCCAATGGTCAGATCGCCGGTACACGTCGTGTTGGGTGCATCCAGCGTGACAACATCGGCACTAACGGTAGCGCTTGCAGCCTGCACCAGGACGGTTCCTGCAATCACGGTAACGCTGGCCGGGCCGTCGATGAGAAAGGCGTGTGTCGCCTGGTTGTAAGTAACGGAGGTGCCATCTTTGAAGCGCACGTATTCGGTATCGGGGTCAGTGACAGGCGGCGGGTTGCCTTCGTGATACACCCCGCCCGTGACCGTACCACCCGCGCCGTCATCGTCCAGCGAGATGGCGATCTGCTCGCCCAGGGCGGGCAGGATGCGACGGCGCTGCACGCCTGCGGTATTGCTCTGCGGCATATGCAGCCAGTACGTCTCGACATTGTCCCGATCCGGTAGCCGCGCCCGCACGCGGCAGTTGGCATAGTCCAGCTCGGTAACGATGCCGTAGCATTGCTGGCTCATGTTTGGTCTGCCTCTTGCGCAGCATCCGGCACACGGCAAGCGTCGATTTCCGTCACAAAGCCGCTGCTTCTATCGATGCTGTGACTCGCCCGGGTAATCAGCCAGCGACCGGCAAAGCGCCCCGCAGATTCGCCAGTCAGGTCTACGACGCTGCCG